CGCCCGTCGGCGTCGTGGTGTTCAGCGTCGCCGAGATGACGTTGCCGGCGCTGAGCGCGGCGGCCTGCACGAAGAGGTTCGGGCCGTTGGTCGCGGCGGCCTGCGAGCCCGCGCCCCCGGGCGCGACGCCGGTGAGCGTCACCGTCTTTCCGTCGCGGCGCTGCTTCGAGAGGATGACCGCGAGCGTGTCGGTGTTCGCGACGCCGTTCACGTAGCCGGCGCCGCCGAGCTGGATGGTGTCGGTGCCGCCGGTGAACGCGGCGGAAAGGAGGTCGAAGTCGACGGTCGCGACGCCGCCGTACGCGCCCCCGCGGTAGTAATCGTCGAACTTGACGCCGAGGATGTTGGCGTTGCGAGTGGCCATGTTCGTTGCTCCGAAGTCGTGCGCGCGCACGACGGCGAGACCCCGCGGCGATGTGCCGAAGAGCCGGTTACTGGCGCTGTGCGCGCCGAATCAGGTGGTGTGCGTCGCCTACTCGGCGGCGGAGGTGATCACGCGAAGCTTGCGGGTGCGCGTCATGCGTTTCTCGGCGACCGCGAGCATTCGCCGCAACATCGAGCGGCGCGCGCGCAGATTCGTCTGGTCGACGATCGCGGCCTCGACCTCGGCCAGTTCGGCGCGGATCTGCTCGACGATGTCGCCTGATCGCTGCGCTGGCTTCGCGGCGTGCGGCTTGGGCGGGGCGACCTCGTTCTGCGCGGGCGCGGGCGCCGCGTTCTTCGGCAGCCCGGCCTGGCAGCGCGGGCACCTGTCGAGCATGCGCATGTCGGACTGCATCTCCTGGAATGGATGCACGTCGACCTGACAGGCGGGGCAGAAGGTCATGCGGCCTCGGAGGCGCGGAGCGCTTCGCGCGAGAACACCGTCGTCGCGACGCATCGGCAGTTCGCGTGCATCGGCGGGTGGTAGATGCGCCCTCCGTCGGGCGACTCCCATCCGCTGCCTGGCTCCGCGAGTTCGCCGTCGAGGTCGGCGCAGTCGTCGCACGTGCGCTCGTCGAGTGTCGCGTCCCAGCGCATGTTCACGTGCGTGTGCTGCGAGACGCCGTGGATGCGCTCGGAGTTGAACGCGTGGGCGTTCTCGGTCGCTGCGAACCGCTCGATCCGGTAGGCCGTCTCGCCCGTCGCAGTGTTGAAGATCGCGACGCCGGTCGGCTTGCGCCCGGACGACGCGGCGTCCGCGAGCGCTGCGAAGGCAGATGCACGCCACGCGCCGGCGAACGCGGCTAGCGGCTGGGATGCGCGCTTTCTGTCGTCGCGCGCCGACTCGCTCGGCAGCGGCGGCTCTGGGAGCGCGTCGCTCTCGCCCCGCGCGGCCATCGCCTTGCGGAGCGCGCTCGTGTCGTCCCACAGGGTCCGCAGCGCGGCGGACCGCGTCTCCGCGGAGGCTGCAGCCGCCACGCGCGGCAGGTGCCGCTCGAGGGCCGCTGCGGCCTGGTTGATCGACGAGTTGATGGCGGCGGCCCCGGCCGACGTCGTCGCGTGGTGCTCGATGACGATTCGGACGGCTTCCCGAAGCCGCGCCAGCATCGCCGCCTCGGAGGCGAGCAGCGCTGCCTGCGCAGCGCGCGCGCGACGAGCTTCGATCGACGACGGCATGGGCTACGCTGCGGCGAACTGCGGCGCGTCGTTCGACGCGAGCAGCGCGGCGGCGATGACGTTCAGCGCGTGCGCGAGCTCCTCTCGGGTCGGGCACTTGCGCGCTTGGTCGGGTTGGTTCACCTTGGGCATCGGATCTCGCTGCGGCGTCTCGGGCTCTCACCCCCGGGGCGCCGCTCCCTTTTTGGGCAGCGACGCCGCGCACCGCGGTTGATGGTTCAGGCTGCGCGCCTCTCGCTCGCGGAGGCCGCTCCGACGCCAGCGCGCGCCCACTCGGCGAGCACGGCGGCGGGCGTGTGCATCTGCCCGGTCTCGGCGCTGCGACGCCCCGCTTCACGCGTCGCGCACTCGACGAGATCGCTAGGGAAGCGGACGGTGGTGGTGGGGCAGGCGTTGCGTCGCGACGGCTTCATGTCGCAAGACTGCGACGCCGCGCGTGTGACCGAGAATCACGACCCGGATCGGGAGCTACTTCGCGGCGCGCTTCGCACTGCGATTCGCGAGCGTCTTCTCCGAGATCCGGATGCCAGTGATCGCCATGCATGGGCTACGCTGCGGCGGACTTGGGCGCGAATGGGGGCGGCTTCGGCGCGGCCTTCTGCGCGCTCGGATCGGCGTCGCCCTCGGCGTCGTCGCCTGCCCCGTTGGAGCCGCCCGCCGCCTTGAGGCGCTCGAGCGAGGCGGTCATCGAGTCCATGGCCTCGGCCTTCTCGGCGTCGACCGCCTCAATCAGTTCGTCGGCCGAGTTGCAGGTGATGATGCCCTCTGCGGCGAGGCGCTGGACGGCGAGCTTTCGCGTGATGAGCTTCGCGTCGAGCATCGCCGTCGTGCCGGTGATGATGGCCTGCTCGTCGGTCGCGCTGTTCTCGAAGAACGGTCCCCACACGAGATCGATGTGCGGCGGGAACCACCGCGTCGCCGTCTGCCCCTGGTCGTTCGCGACCTGGCGCTGAAAGCGCGCGAGGATCGGCAGTACCTTCTTGAGCCCCGCGATGTAGATGCCGGCGTTCGCGCCCTTCACGAGCACGATGCGCAGGAACATGTCGATCGTCGCGAGCAGGCAGTTGTTGCCGAAGTCCTCGCGGATCACGCGGCAGTGCTTGAGCTGCCGCTCGTGCGCCATCGCCTGCGCCTTGCCCGAGGCGTCGAGCGCGGTCTTCGCGTTCTCGACGTCGATGTCGACGACGGCGAGCGATTCGAGGATCTTCGCCTTGAGATCGGCGATGTTCGCGTCGACCGCTGCGAGCGCATCGCCCGGGAGCGTCATGTACCCCGCCCTGGCGGCGGAGTTCTCGTAGGTCCAGACGGCGCCGGGGCGGAGCACGCGCGCGGCGCGGCGGCGGCCCTTCGGGGCGTCGACGCCATACGAGTCGTGCTTGCGCGGCGCGCCGTTCGGGCCAGGCGAGCCAGCGCGGTTGATGACGACGGCCTCGCGCCCCATCTCAGCCGGCGTCGCGCCTTCCTCGACACCCGTCTCGACGATGGGTGGGCACGCGGCGAAGAACGCGGCGCGGTCGCGCGCGCTCAGAGCGAAATTGAGCGAATCGATCTCGTCGAGGAGGTATGCGTGCACCGCCTCGCCATCGAGCTCGTTCGGCTTGAGCGCGCCGGGCAGGAATCGGTACCAGATGACGGGGCAGAACCCGAAGCCATGCGCGACGGCGACGTCGGGGACGAATCGCGGCATCTGCCCGTCGTCGAGCGCGACAGCGGGCTTGAACGCCGTGTCGCTCGTCTCGTCGATGACGCGCCGGTATAGCAGGCAGCGATCGACGAACTCCTTGGCCTGCGCGTCGTACGTCGTGTCGATGTAGGCGTAGAGGATCTCGAGCGACGTCACGACGCCGGGGCGGTCCTGCGAGAACGTCGGCGTGCACCACGCGGCGCGCACCGTCTCGAGCGTGAGCTTGCCGTCGGCGATCTTGCAGACGCCGACCGACGAGCCGCAGCCCTGCGCAGCGTCGAGCATCTCGCGCATGCCGGCGCGCATACGCGCCTGCTCGACGACCTTGCCGACGAACTTGTCTAGGATTTTCGAGTCGTCCTCGTCGAGCCCGAAGTCCTCGTCGAACGCGCGGTCATCCTCGCTCGTGAACGAGGTAATCGACGGCCAGCGGCCCTCGCCTAGCACGAAGTCGCTGTTCGATCGGATCGCGTTCTGCGCGATGGGGTAGACGATCGATGGCGCGCGCTCGCGAAGCGGGCGGTCGCTCTCCTCGTGCATCCCCGGGCGCCCGGCGTACTGGTCGCCCGCCACGTACGCGTCGAGCGTGTTGAGCGCCAGGAACCGAGGCGTGTTGTACCCAGCCGCCTGCCGGCGTGCCTTCTCCGCGTCGCGGTGAGGCTTGTTGGTGGCGGGGGTGCTCATGTCGTCGGCTGATAGCTCGCGGCGCCGCGTCGCGGGCCGCCGAAGTGCGAGAAGACGGCGTAGCGAACAGCGTCGAGTGCGTCGTCGTTGTGCTTGTCGATCGACTCGCTGAACGTCTGGTCGCTCTTCGGGTCCGGCCGGTGCCGGTACTTGCCGAACTCGCCGATCAGGTGCGAGCAGGTTGGCGACACGTAGAGTTGCGACCAGCGCACGCCGTCGTCGGTCGTGCGGACCGCAAGCGCATTGGCCACGTAGGAGATGCCGCCCTCGACGTCGTTGTCGGCAGCGAAGGCGCGGATGCCGGCGCGCTTGAGCGCGTCGATGCGGTCAGGTCGAGCGGGGTCGAGGTACCAGCGGGCGCGCGGGTAGCGTTCCTCGAGCTCGAGCGCTCGCGCGACCCACCAGGCTTCGACTTCGCCCGTAGCGACGACTTCTTCGAGCACGTGCAGCATGGCGCCGGCGGCGCCGCCGCCGGCGATGCCGATGACTTCAAATGCGCCCGGGTGCACGTGCCCGTGGTCGCCGCCGACGATGACCTCCGACCACTGCGTGTCTGGGTGCGGCTCGCGAACGTGGACATCGAGATCGAAATGCGGGTAGACGAGACCGTCGCTGCTGTCGAACGCGCATAGGTATTCACGCGCGAACGTCGCGGGCGGCGTCTCGCGCCGCATCTTCTCGAGGTAGTCTCGGTCGACGGTGTCCGGCGTGTCATAGCCGGTCGCATGCACCGAGTAGTGGTCCGGCACGAACCGGAGCGACTCGGAGCGGTACTGCGAGCCGGTGGCGGTGCCA